TACGGGGGAAGCGGTAGTATCGTGATGACACCTATACGCCCTATAGTAACTAGTCGCAGACTAGGCTCTACGGGGTGGCGACTACACGACACGCCAAATGGTCGCGCCTTCAAGCGCACCCGTAATGGCAAGGTGACAAGTAATCGCCCCAAGGTGGAACGCGTACTGCCTACCCTAGATGAAGCAACCGCATTAGCACTAGTGGCTAAGTTGGCTACCGCCGACACCGCGCCACACCTTAACCTTAATATCCACAATAAGTAGGATACGCCACGCCTAGTGATAGGCTACATAGGTTCACGACCTAGCGTGGCACGATTTGACAAGGTGTCGAATCTATGCTATACTATGGCATAACGCACGAAAGGTAAGAGCATGGATAAGCCAAGGTTCTATACCTGCCCAAATTGTGGCAGACTATTACTAGGTGCATATCCACCCTGCCCCTGCCTATCAACGAAAGGTGATGAAGCATGACCGCAACCCAACGCCTTACGGCGGAATTGCGGGCTAGTGAGTGGCTCGAATCTAGGGAAGGTGCTAAGGCACTATTCCAAGCGAACCTACTCGCAACCCCATGGCAACCTGCTACCAAGCAGACACGCCTTAAAGGATTACAGGAAGCATGACCAACATGGATATGCTCGCCGTAATCATAGCACTATCGGTCTCCATGACCCTAGTGATTACAACTGCACTAGCCAACGCTAGACTCACTCGCAAGATTGAGTACCTCAAGTTGCAACTGCGCAAGCATGGGCAATTTGACAACTAAATAAGATTATGCTATACTACACCTACAACATACAGGAAGGGAGTGAGTAGATATGGCAGAAGAAGTAGAAGATATTATATGTAGTCTATGCGACCAAATCATAGATGATGAGACGGAACGCCGATTCGGTGACGGCTCTATTGCTTGTGAGAATTGTACCGTATGGTGCGAGTCTTGCGAGGAATTGACCAGCACAGACGACTCGATTAGTGACGGCAGTAGTTACTATTGTCAATCTTGCGGTAAGTATTGTGAGCGTTGCAATAGTGCCTTCTCAGGTGACGATTACTTCGTTGAAGATGAGTCATGGTGTGAGTATTGCTACGAGAATAACACATTCTATTGTGAGCCTTGTGGCACTAGTTACAGCGACAGAAGTGACTACTATCATATAAATAATGATACATGGTGTGATGACTGCACTAGCCGACACGCATGGTACTGTAACGATTGTGACCAGTATAATCGTGAAGGTGATGAGTGTAGCAACTGTGAGAATACACAGAGTGGCAACCCATCTATCGTTGGTCGTGAGTGTAATTGCCGTAAGGTTATACACGACTACAACTGCAAGCCACCGCTAGTATTCCATGGCGAGTCCAAGAGTGGGCTTTATATGGGGCTAGAGTTGGAGACACAGATTCAAGGCGGTAGCCTAGACGGTGCATCCGAATACGCGACCAACGCTCTACTAGAAAATAAAATCGGTATCATCAAGCATGACGGCAGTATCAGTCGTGACGGGTATGACGGGTTCGAGATAGTGACACAACCACATACTCACTTGCAATATCGAGAACATAGTGATACACTATGGAATATTATCAACACGCTACGCCTAGACTATGGTGCTAGGTCATGGGATACCAAATCCTGTGGCATACATATCCATGTCTCTCGCGCTGGCTTCTCAAGTGGTGCGCACATGCACCGCTTCATATCATTCGTGTATTCTAATGCAGAATACATGATGAAGTTCGGTGGTCGCAAGTCCGATTATGCTAGGTTCAATGATGTCTATACCTTCAACCAGTATGACCAACCAGTCAAGTCGTTCAAGCACAAGTTAGCAGACCCACGCCGTAGCAATACGGAAAGATATTCTGCGGTCAATACGCAGAATCAAGGCACGCTAGAACTTAGGTTCTTTCGTGGTACTATGAATGTCAGCACTATTCTATCGGCACTTGACTTAGCGCAAGCCATGGTAGAATACACTAGAGACCTACGACTTGACGAGGTCAAGTTAGGTGCGCTAGACTGGACATGGTTCGTTGATTATGTACGAGATAACAACGGACTATATCCCGACCTATACTCCCGAATCTATAAGGTATCGGGCGTAGATATAACCAACCCAACACTAGAGAATGCATGAGGTGATGTATGTGTATCCTTGTGGTGTGTGAACCCAATAGCACACCAACCAAGACAGACCTACACAATGGTGCGTGTAGTAATCCTCACGGTTATGGCTTTGCCATTATCGCTGGAGATACTATCATATCAGAGCGTAGTATGTCTGCTAAAAAATCTATTGCACGATTCTTGGAATTGCGTAAGCAATATCCTAACGGCTACGCCATGTGGCACGCACGATACGCCACGCATGGTGTTAAGAACGAGGCTAACTGCCACCCATTCAAGGTTGGCAATTCAGACTTGACATACCTAGCACACAATGGTATACTAGATGTAACGATTGAGAAATCAGATAAGCGTAGCGACACTAGAGTATTCGCAGAGGATACCTTGCCACTTATGGGTGGCGTGTCGGTACTTGACAATGACACAGTATGGACTATGGTTAGCAAGTGGGCTAGTGGTAGCAAGATATGTATCCTAACCTTAGACCCTAGTGCCAAGCACCAAATCTACCTAGTCAATGAGAACTTAGGTACATGGGACAATGCTGGTATATGGTGGAGTAATCAGTCGCATAAGCGCACCACATATACCACCCCCTCTACAGTATGGCAAGCACCAGCAAGGGACTTAGACAAGGCAGAGCAACTAGCCTATGACTATGCACTCAAGCACTACTATCAAGAAGAAGGGGAAGAAGTAATAGACCTCTGCCCTAACTGCGAGACACTCGTAGATATGCATGAGAATCCATACTACTGCAACATGTGTGAGATATGCTTCGACTGTGATACCAGTATCATAGACTGCCTATGCTACACACCCGATAGACAATGGTCAAGCAAGAAGGACTATGACCTGTTCAGCTCACTATAATTCCACATGGATAGTCTATGTGGGGTAACACCAACTAACGAGAGGCAATACAATCATGTCAGCAACAGCAATTCAGAATATCGCAGATGAAATCTCTGCACTAGCAAGCGAAGTAGCATACCTTGCTATGTCAGTAGACACATCATCAGATTACCCAACACGGGGTACTATTGTGAAGGCTCTGCCTACACAAAATCGTTACAAGGCTAAGTCAATGTGGGTATCATTGGGCGACGGTACATACAAGCACTTGACTGGTAGCAAGGGTCTCATCACAACCCATGCTCGCCTTGACGGGTATGTCTCGACTGTATTCGAGGCGTAACCAACTGACCTGAGCATGTCATCAAACTGCTCACCATTATTACCAACGAGAGGATACATAATGACAGAACGCACCGTACTATGGCAGACTACAATCTATGATAAAGATGTAGCCAACATGAGTGAAGATAAGATTAAAGAATTCAGATTAGAACTAATCAAGGCAGTAACGGAAGTCTGCTGGAACTATGGGGTACACAACTGATGAGTAAGTATGTAGTGATATGCCAAGTCGACGAGTGCGAGGCAGAAAACCTTGACTGGGAAGATAACAATGGAACTTACTGGTTCACATGCTCAACATGTGGATACGATAACGAGGTGGTGCATTCACCATGGAAATGAGTAACATGCAAGGATTATGTACGACACACGAGAACCCTGACCTATGGTTCGAGGACTCAGGCGACCTATTTGAGAGACGAAAGGGTAGCAAGAATCCACTCATCAAGTTTGCAATACGCAAGGCTAACATGATTAAAGCCATAGAACTGTGTAACAAATGTCCGATTCGTACCAATTGTCTGAATGAAGGACTTAAAGATGAGAACCTAGACTATGGCATATGGGGTGGCTTGCTACCTGGCGAACGCATACTCATGGTTGATAAGATTGTTGGTGCAACCGACAGAAAGTATCGCGTAGTGACAGCGCTGAACATTAGGAGTTCAATGAAATGAAATCAATATTCTTCTTGCTATTCGTAATGGTTAGCATATTTCTGTTCACCCCTCCATCAGAAGCACCAACACAAACAAACACGGTGACATTGACATGGAGTAAAGCGGACAGCAAGGCATATGCAAGAGACCAGTTATCTGCATGGCAAGAAGAACAATGGTCATGCCTTAGTAATCTGTGGGGCAAGGAATCTGCATGGAATCCTAATGCTTACAATAGCGTCAGAGTTATGGGGAAGAACGCTGGCGGTATACCACAGTTACTGGGGCTTGACCCTGACACACCTGCACCACGACAAATTGAACGAGGGCTATCCTATATCTACTACAGATATGATACACCATGCAACGCATGGGCATTCTTCAAGAGGAATGGGTGGCACTAATGATAACCAAAGATAAGAAGGTTATGTGTGACTCATGTCACAAGGAGATAAAGGGTGAGGCAAATACAATCACTAATCATGGTAGAGGTTGGGCACAGTACGCCAAGAAGTTCAACCACTTCCACCCCAACCCATTCGATTGCGCTAATGCAACCGAGACAGTAAAGATATACCATAAGAGGGCCATGACTAAACGAGAGGACGACAATGGCTAAACATATTACAGAGATGAAGCCTGATTACACTCAGGCTATGGACATACGCGGTAAGCCAACCGCTGTGTGCCCATGTGGGTGTGAGATATGGAATGTTAAGTGTAAGTTCGACGACGACGGTGAGATTGACATGTACTTCTTAGACATGGAATGTGCCGAGTGTGGTACATTAGCTACTGCACCCACACCTATTGACTCAGAACCTGCCAAAGATATGTCGGCATGCACAAGGTGCGAGGCAATGTATGAGACAGAAACTCTAATGACAATGGGTGACTGGCTTGTATGTGAGATATGTTGGGGTGACTTATGACCGAGTTCTTACATGAACTAATCAAGAAACAAAACATGAACCAATTGATAAGTGAAATGGTTGATGAAGCCTCTGACCCATGGAGATATTCAGAACCACCACCACCATTCACTGGTAACATCAACATGCAAGAGCAACGAGACACGGGACAGGGGCCATACTAATGCCCAACTATGAGTACCGATGTGACGATTGCAATACATCAGAGGAACACTATCGCAAGATAGAAGAGAGGGATGAATGTCCTTCTTGTCAATACTGCTTACGAATAATGCGCAGAATAATTAATCCAACGCCAGTTAAGTTCAATGCAACTGGCTTTTATTCAACGGGAGGATAGCATACGATTACTTAAGATTACATCAACTGTTACACTCTTAGCACTCTTAGGAGGCGTGGTCACTATCGTGCCCGCCATCATACTAGTATCTCTAGCTATTTATTTATTATTTTGAAAGGTTATATATGTACGGCGACTTGACATCAGACGAAGTTACTGCTATCGTTCGTGAGCATGTAGCAAATTGGCAAGAATATGAGACTGAAGATGACTGCATCTCAGATAACATGGAAATTCTCTTTGAACACCTATGGGTAGACGAGGAAGATGATGAACCGTTTGAAGAGTATGAGTTCGACGAAGAACTAATCGACGAGTGATTGCTCGTCGTCAGGTTCTTCATCCACTATATCTCTATCAACCCAAGGCTTCATCCCACCCATCAACCTAACAAGTTTGCGTATTACTCTCGTTGTACGCATGCGAGTAGCGTCAGGGCTAACGAGCTCAAGCTCCTTGGCTATGTCCGCATACTCCATAGACTCTGCATATCTTAAGAAGAGTAACTGTTTATCTTCAGTGCTTAACTTATGGTATGCGGAGTCTACCTCTATCATCATAGCCTGTAGATTACCGCCCTCATTAGGAGCACTAGGCCTTCCTGGCCTACCAAGATTAAGTTTATGGGTTACACCCCACTCACTGCGCAACACAGCAGGAAGCAACGCCTCCACTATTACTGGGTCATAGTAATACAAATCAGATACATCATAGCCAAGGGACTTGGCCTTCTGATACTGACAATAATCTAGTGCATAGTTACGAAGGCTACGGTAGATAAGGTTCTTTGCATCCTTACCGCCCATCTCATTCCATTCAGTAAACTTATTTATATGGGCAGGGAACCACTCGTATAGTGTCTGACGAATATCCTCAAGTTCAATCATCTTAAACTTTCTATGATACTCACTAGCTACATTGGTTACTGCATATTCCCAAGGCTCAATTAGCTTCCAGTCCATCATCAACTTTCTCATTCTTATACTTACGACTCATGGATAGTAAATCTTCTACAGTAATTAAATAGCCCTTGCTTTTGTTAGGTGGTATCTCGCATGAGATTTCTCTACCTAATTCAAGCACACCCTTCTTAAGGATATGCGTTGGTACAATAACAACTGTTTGTTCTAGTACGAACGCCCAGTATGCAGCCTCAGTAACCATCAAGCCTGATGGCTCCCATGATTTAGACTTCATGAACCAGCACTCAACCTCAATGTAAAGGTTGTTAGTAATCCACCACTTCCTGTCGCGCTTTACTTCGACAGTCTTGCCACCAGTAAGTAGTTCTTCTACTAGTTTCTCACCCTTACGGCCATAGCCGAAGTCCAAATCGAATGAAGACTTGTTAGTCATTAGGCCACTTTCCTCTTAGTACTAGCAACCCTATGATTGCATAGTTTGCCATGTCCTTGAAGGAATCCTCAAGGCTTTCATGCTGTGGGTCTTTGTTATTATCTACTAGGTTATTGATGCGTGCAAACTTATCCCACATACGCACACGCAGGCCATTGACTGGCCCACCTGGGCTACGCGAGATGTTGGTTGGACCATAATCATTGTGCTTACTAAGCAATAGGTCAGCCAGTTCCTGGAAGGTAGAGGCTACGTCATATGCGAAATCCGAATCTCTAATACCAACTGCTGGTTCTCCATGCGTACTTGCGTCACCGTAAAACCTTGATTCGCCAGGTGCTGGGTAATCTGCCATATCAATTCACTCTCCACCTTCGAGTAGTTGTTTAAGTTCATCATCTATTTCCGCCATGCTGGAACCTACAATCATGTCTTCGATGACTTCGACAACTGTTGATGGTTCCATCTCGACAGTAAAGAGAGTCATGTACGTATCTTGTGCTACACTTTTAATCTTCTCGGGCTCATCAGCATAACGATAGAAGCAACGCAACAACGAACCAATCATCAGGCGATAGCCATTAGGTAGGATAAGTGCTGGGTCAAACTCTTCGTCTTCCTCGAGCAGGTGGTCAGTCGCTTCGAATACATTCTCGAACTGCTCACCACATTCAGGACATGGTTTAATCGGCTTCATTGGTTAGCCCTGCTTTCTCTCTGATATAGTCCGCACCGAACTTGACGTAGATAGAATTGACATCTTCGCCGTCTGGCATGGAGACGATAGTAACTGGAAGTTCTCGGGCAAGCCCTGCTGCAAATTCTTTTCCAGGCTGGTCGCCATCAGCGAATACAAATACTCTTTCAAAATCTGCGAGCAATCTTGTGTAGTGTTTCTTCCATGAGTTCGAACCTGGAACTCCAACACAAGGGATACCGACGCATCTACTGAGCGTGATTGTATCAAGCTCTCCTTCACATACGCCAATCCAATCACCTGCCCTTTCAATATCTAGTACGTTGTACATCTTAGTGTCACTACCAGTCATGCCCATATACTTAGGCTCAACTGCTGGGTTCAAACTTCTAAATCTAATATCAACTACACCAGTCTTAGTTACATACGGTATGGCTAAGCGCCCGAGGTATGCTTCATGTCCTGTCTCAGGCTCCGCGACTACGCCTAATCGAGCCAGCCGTGCTACTTCGATTGGAATACCCCTGCTTGCTAGGTAATCTTCGGCCTGATAAATGCTTTCCTGGTACTTGCGTGTTGCTTGTCCCAGCAAATCCTTCTGCGATTCTAGCTGCCTCACGTATGTCAACTCCCTCCTGCATAGCTACGATTTGTAAACTATTTCCTTGTACTCCACATGCAAAACATATAAAAATATTCTTATCTAGGTTAACTGTTCCTGATTGATGACTATCACCGTGGAACGGACACCTTAAGTTAGCTTGGCCATGGTCACGCCGTAGCGTTGCACCGTAGTGCTCAAGCACAGCCTTGATTGAAGGCAAGTTACTCACCAAAGACATCTCCTAACCTCAGTACTAAATATGAATCTGCTATTGACTTACCTCTTGCCTTGATTACTATCGCTGGAAGAATGTTTTCCCTGTCAATGCCTCTAGCTTCTGCGTAATTGTCCGCTTCGACCTGTGCTTCTTTGCTCCAGCCACTAAGGCTGATTGCGTTACCTGCTCCTGGTGCTTTGCATTCAAGGATGCCAATGGTTCCTCCAATGAAATCCTTGCGGACAACAACATCCCCTTCATCTTTGCTACCTCTCCTTGCAAGGCGTTCAGCGTCGTATCCAATTCCTCTAAAGTATTTCGTGATGTCTGTTTCATATGTTGCTCCCCTAGCCTTATGGCTTTTCCTAGTTGTCATTCTTCTTTATCCAAACTTGGTAACTATCAACTAACTGAGTGTACTCACCAGTATGTGTCTGTAAAAAATTATCAATTGCTGGCTTAGGCGTGGTATCAGGTGGTAAGTCTTTGCCCCATTGATAATCATCAAAGGCAAGGATACCTTTAGGCTTGAGTAGATTCCATGCACTGTATGCATCACGCTCAACCTGAGCAGATGTATGACCGCCATCAATGTAGATGAAGTCAAAATGTGCAGCAATCTCTCCAGTGAAGTACTTATCACTAGTCATCTTAAGCCTTACAACTTTCTGATACTTAGTGATACGTGCTTCATAATACTTCAGTACTCTCTCGAAGTCGATAGCCTGATGCTCGCGTTCATCTGAACCAGCCCACGTATCAACATCAATTAGCACACACGTTGGATGCGTTAGAACATTCTCGCATAACCAAACACTTGCATCACCTGTGTATGCACCAATCTGCAGGAACCTTAAGTCAGGCTTGCCACTAAGGTGAGCAAGCTGAGCCTCAAAGTTATACTGTTGACCAGCAAACCAATTAGGAAACTGTGTCATGCGTTCTCTGGAATATCATCGATGAACATATACTCAGGGTTGAATGCAACCCAAGTCATTAGTCCTCCGCCTGCGTCGGCACGACCATATCTGTTCTTGACAGGCGCAACTCCCATACTTGTCCCGACAACTCCAAGCGTACAGATGAGTGCGGGTAATTGCGCAACCTTTCCTTGGATAGCACTTCTAGGTTGGCATGGAGAGCCTTGGATAGCCTCCGATGTGTGATGTAAGACAACAACTGCTGCATTGGTCGCTCTAGCAAGGTATTTCAACTCCTTCATAATCGCACGCATAGATGCGAACTCTTCACCACCATCGGTGGCTACGTCCATTAGGTTATCTACTACAATAAGAACTGGGGGACAACCCCATAGTTCTTCAAATGCTTGTACTTCTTCATCAATGTCTTGCAATGATGGTGCTGATTCAAATGACCACACAATGTGTGAACCTCGGGCAAGTGTAGCCTTAGTCCAGCCATGGTCAGTATTCATGAGTGACTCTACGTCACCCTGTGACTTACCTGAAATCATTGAGGCTAATCGCATAGCCATAGTGTGTGCGTTGGTATCTGCTGAGATGTATAGAGTTGGAACTCTCATCTTCAAAGCTAATGCTAGTGCTAGGGTTGACTTACCTACACCTGGTGCTGCTGCAAACATTGAAACTTCAGAGCGACGTATGATAATCTTGTTTGACTCGAACGCTTTGAAGCAACTAGGGAGCGGTTCTCCACCGATACTGGCACGGCCAACGCTTCTGACAAGTGTACGCATGGTTCATTCCCTTCTGTAAGGATAGAACGTAGCCACCATTGCGGTGTGTAACGATGGCTACGCTCAATCATATCTTAGTTAACTGGCTTGCATTGGTCAGGCGTGCCTTGTGGTGTTGGGCATGCCCAGAAAGCGTAAGGCTTCCCACTTGTCTTGCTCACTCCCTGTCGGAAGATTCGTGCCCCGTGAATGCACGTCGGACTTGCTGTCCCCGCTGGCGTTACCGCGGACGGTGGAGCTCCAACGGATGCTGCTGCCTGCTGGATTGGAGCGGAGAATTGCGATGGCGTTGTGCCTGCTGTTGAACCAGTGGTCCCCAAAGGGGCCGCGTTGTATGCACCAACAACCAATCGTTGTACTGATGCAACTTGTGATGAGTAATCTCCAACACCTTCGAGCAACACGCTTAGTTCGTCGGCCGTATTGGCACGCACGTTAATCATGTCACCTGCTGGTGTCTTATAGGAGACTTGTAGTTTCCAGTCTTCGTTCATCTGTTATCCTATCTTAGTTGAGAACTGACAATGTGCGGTCAGTCCACACTTGTATTGGCAATTGTTTGTGTTCGGCAAGAATATACCTGCCTTACGTGCTTTGTCAAACCCTGATACCAGGTACTCCAGCTTCTCCTCTGTGTACTGTTCAAGACTGACCAACGGTGACACGCCGTGTTGACGTGACATGAAGTATGTTCCCCACTTGATATCTATGCCAAAGGTTTTCATCAAACCAATCTTATAGAAACCAAGCTGCAGTGTATTGGAAGGCGTAGCCTGGGATGTCTTAAGGTCAACAATGACTAACTCACCATTAACTTCGAACACCCTATCAAGAATCATCTTGACTGGTACACCAGTAAACTCGGGAATCATTTCGAGTTCGATAGCTGGGACACCTTGCGGTGTCTTCCATATCTTCCAATCGGTATTGGCTTGTCGCCATTCAATGTAGGCCTGTACCCAACGAGGACCAGCTTCGTGCCAGAAAGCTTCGTTCTCTTTGTTAGGATTAGCTTTAGTAGCCCTACCACCAACACGTGCATTGGTTAGGTCAGTAGTACCAAGCTCATCAGCCCATGCTCTAGCCCATAGTTCCTGTATCATGCATTCTCCAAATCCCACAGTTCAGTTGCTCGGTGAAATGCCGAACCACCTACCGACCAAACCGAAGGTTCTTCTGGTACCATCATTAATCTACCGAGGTAGTACTGATAGCCACAGTCGATGTAGGTCGAGAATGCTGAGTATGAAACATGCTCGGGTAGTTTATATTCTCCAAGTTGTATCATCGTGGGTGTAGTATAGCACAGGTCAGGTGTTGTGCAGGTAGGCTGCCTACCTACACCCATCAGGGTTCAGTGTATACTTGTATATAATATATAATATAAAGACCCTGAAAGGGTCTTATAGTATATATATAATATATATTATAGGAGATAGAATGACTGAAGTAATACTAGGTTCGCTAGCTGCGCTAGCAATTCGTGATATTGTATACGAGGCAGTTGCTCGATACAACCACTACCGACGACATAAAGACTTTGAAGTGTTCGTTGACCTGCTTGAAGACATTGACGCTGACGAAAATTAAATAATATTTGCCTGGAATATAAGCCTGTGGTCGGCTGAACGGTGAGGCGAATATATCTCTGTAGAAGGCGTACGATTCCTATCGCTGAAAACACAAAAAGACCCCCTTCCATAGCAGTGATGCTAGGGTTGGGGGTCTTCTTGTCTCTATGGCCCAGCTAAGGGCCTATATGAGGTGGTTTACTTCTTGCTTCCGATGCCAAATTCCTTGGCCTTAGGGTCGAGAGCCTTCCAGATTGGCGCAATGAACGCTGATAGGAAAGCATAAACCAAAGCTTTAGGGTCTGTCACGCCTGATGCGTAGAGCGCTACCACTGTTGGTACTGCTGCACGTGCATAGGTTGTTACGATTGCTGCGATTTTTTCGGTATTCATGTATCTCCTTAGGATTTAAAGACAGGCTTACCAAATCCCACGATGTACACAGGTAGTGACTTCTTGAGAGCTGGGCCGTTCTTTACTTTGTAAGCACGCTTCTTCAGGCAGACTTGCCCTCCGTTGCGTTGGTCGCCCTTTTTATCGGGCGCTGTGTTACCTTCGATAGTGATTACAGTTCCGTCTCCGTTGTCTCGTACCACGATTCCAACGTGACTAATGCGGTCAATGCCGTCGTTAGGGAAGTCAAAGAAAACAATATCGCCAGGTAGCGGAGTTGCTTCATTTACTTTTTCCCAAGCATTCTTTTTAATGAACGCCTGAGCTCCCGCCAACGTGCCGACCACATTAGGAATCTTAAGTCCCACTTCATTTGCACACCAATTCACGAATGAGCCACACCAAGGGAGAAAGTTAGCCTTGGTAAAGGCTCCATACTTTGTCTCGTTCTCTTTTGGTCCTTCGATAACACCGACTTCCTCACGGGCTACCTTAATAAAATCATTACGTTGTCCCATTACTCGTTCGCTTTCTTATCGACCTTAGCAAAGGCTTCGTTGATTTCTTCTGCTGATAGGTGTCCATCTGCTAGGTAGAAGCGTGCTAGTGTCTCAAGCACACGCGCTGCACCCAGTGCACCAGCTAGTACTCCTGCTTGCCATACTTCAATCCCTACGAGGGAACCTGCTCCAATAACTCCAAGAGATTCAGCTGCGATAACAGCAAAAATCCTCATCATTACACTTTTGAATGTATCCATTAATCGTCCTCTGAGTTTCTTAGTTTGTATGTTACTCCCCAAATAATTGAGGAGATGCCAATAGCATACCCAACAACCGTTTTGGCAGAACCGTCAAGGACTACCCAGGCAATGAACATGCCGAGGAGAGTCCACAATTGATTTACTACGTCTGAAAAGAACTTCTTCATGGTTTCCTCCGATAAGCTGCAGCGCCAGCAGCAGCGGTTACTGCAGCCTGTCCAGCAATTTGACCTACAATAACTGCAGCAACAATGGTCTTCTCAGACTCTGTTCTTTCTTCAGAGCTCATGTCCGCACCGATAGAGCCTAGTGCTAAGAGTGCTTGTGCTGGGTCAGTAAAGATTGCGTTGATTAATTCTGCTGGGTTCTCAAGGACTACCAGCGCAGCAGCAACTTCTGCTGTGATAACAACTTCGTTTCCGTTCTCATCTTCACGAACTTCAACTGGTGTCTCAGGTGGCAAGTCAGCATAGGTAAGTCCAGCTTCCTGGATTGCTTGTGCTGTCACGGGTTCCCCCTGTGCTTGCTCAATGATTGCTTGTGCTACTACCTGCTTCTCTTCTTTGGTAGCGTTCTCGCTTACCTTTATAGGTGGTTCTTCTGGTTGTACAATTGGCTCAACCATAGGAGGTTCAGGTGCAATATCAACTACAGGTTTTATCTCAGGCTCTGGAGAAGGTTCTGGTTCAGGCTCGGGCGCTACTGCAGGCGGTTCCTCAGGAACAGGCGCAGGCTCAAGTACGGGTGGAGCTTCTTCTACGGGCTCTGGAGCGAGTTCAGCAACAGGCTCTGGCGGTAGAGTTTCTACTGGAAGAGGAGGAAGAGGTTCTTCAGCGACAGGCACAGGAGCAGGCTCAGCGACGGGCACAGGCTGGGGAGCAGGCTCGGGCTGTGGAGCTGGTTGCACAGGAGCTGGAGTTGGTTGAGGTTCCACCGCAGGCGGGGCTGGAGGTACTACAGGTACGGGTTCAGGAATTGGAATAGGTGCAGGTTGCACAACTACGGTTGATGTATCAGAAAGGACAGTAGATGTCTCTTGATTTACAACAGTTGGAGTATCTACTTGTTGAGTTGCAGTCTCGCTTGGAGAAGGACTCGGAACTGTGGTTGCAGTATTCGTATCTGCTAGAGCAGTCGGAGTTGGACTCGGAGAAGGAGTTGGCGATGGCGAAACGGATGGTGTTGCAGTCTCTGATGGGCTTGGTTGCGGACTCGCTGTTGCAGTTGGAGTCTCACTTGGGGATGGAGATGGAGTAGGAGTAGGTGCAATACCATTGTAGTATCGTCCTATACCTGTGTAGTTATCACTTAGATAAGTTGTCCACTCACCAATAAATCCACCTTCGCAGAACAATCTTGCGATGTCACCCTTGCCATTGAAGAAAGGGTTGTCGGCATTCCAGCCAGTCATTGCAGTATGAGTTTCACCTGCAGGGTTGGCACAGATGATTGTTACATCTCTAACCATTAACTCTGGTGAAGTTGCGTTAGCAACTGGACTCCAGAAGAATGATGTGCCTAGAACTAAAAAGAATACTGCTAACTTACTTCCTGTGATTTTCGCAGAGGATGAGGTAAATCTGGTCAACGCGTTGTTCAACTCGGTCCAATCGTTCGGTGTTGATATTAACGGAGTCCCTCATACTGCTCCCTGAATTTGGTTTCAGTTCGCTTAAGTAGTGCTTAACTAACCATCTAATTGCTGCTGTAAAACCACCAAGCAAAGTCATTATGGCAACTGCAAAGCCAGCCCATTCTGTTGCTGTCATTTATACAGTCCTAATTGTTACGTTAATTACTCCACCGAATCCGCTGAATCGCTTATCAGGTGGTGTCATACGGGAGAATGAAATCTGTTCGATAACTGCTTGACGAGATTCGCCAGTAGTTAAGTCCTGCCAGGTAAGAACGTCACCTTCTTCTTCAATACCTTCTAGGGCTAGAATCTTCTCGAAGGCTTTGCCTTCATAGCCAATCATTGAGTTGTATCTATCTGTCTCTAGGTCGTAACAGTAGATAGGGAACTGGATGACACGCTGGCGTGGAGTAGCAATGGTTGCTTTAGCCTGGTATCCCTTGAAGATTGGACCAAGTGATGTTGTTGTTGCATCACGATAAAGAATAAACTTATAGGCTACATACTCTTGCGCTGTAGCAGGAGATGAGGTTCCAACTTCAATAGATGGAACTGATGAGTCGTATGAGATGTGGTCATACTCAACACCATCTTTGTCTACGGTTTCAAGAGTCATAGAACCATAGGTAAAGTCACCGCGTCCAAGAAGACGCTTAAAGTTCTTAGGCTCAAGAGTTCCATAGCGGATGTTACCTGTAGTTACATATCCAGATGTACGAAGAGTTGATTCATCCTCGATATAGATGCCACCATTTTCAGATGATGCATATGCTGTAGTGAATACAAGTCGGTCAGTACCATTAGCAAAAGCACAGCCAGTAGTTACGTGCCCTGTAACACCATCCATATAAAGGTCGTTAGCCCACGCAAAGCGTAGAGTTTCTAGTTCATTAGATAGGTCAATGCGGATTACTCCAGCCTCACCTGCTACACCAGTTGCACACCACACATAATGGTCACGTGCTGCAAAGTCGTAGCAAGGCTGTGATGTTTCTACAATCAGTGGACCGTAGTTAAGTGAACCATCTTGGTCAGATACTGCTGCCACACGAACACCCTTATTAGTACCAATCATCATATAACCTAGGTAGTAATAAATCTTGTGGACAATCTCACCGACTGGAAGTTCTGCTGCAACTACCGCTGATGTAAGAGTAGGCATTACTCCAGCAGTAGATAGTGTGAATTTTAGGATTGTTGACTGAATGCCATTGTAACCAGAAACATAAATTGCAGGACCCGATGCAGCAATAGATGTATATACGTGGCTTGATGAAGGGTGAGTATATATAGGAGATGGTAAGGATGATGCAGATGAAGATAGTTCATAAATCTTATTATTTGCACATAGAACAATACGTTCTTTTACATATTCCATTGTTGCATTTGTAAGCAAAGTTCCAGCATCAAAGAACATAGTTGTCTCAGCATCTGAACTAGATGCAGTTAATGCTTTCTTATACATATACATTCTTGCTGGAGTTCCAGGTCTATTGGTTACAAAATATGCGTATGTTCCATCATCACAAATTGCATATACTGGGTAATCTGAACCAGAATTATAGTCTTGGAAATGTGTCACAGTTCCATCTACTGCAATCTTATCTACATCATATTCATCGTGAAGTAGAACTCCAGATGTAGAACCCCATTTGATAGAACGTATGTGCTGCTGTGCTACGCCATTAGATGCAATTGGTCCAGTGGTAAGATGAGTAGATGTGCAAGATGAGAGCAGTGTTACCTGACCTTTAGTCCAGACATCTAGCCCCTTGCTGTCAGCAAAGCGGTAGTGTCCATTCTCATCAGTAGTTGCTGGGTCATAGAATTTAATTCCAGAACCAGAGTGGAACGATGCTTGGCTACGAATCCACCAACCAGTCAGAGACTGCTCGCCAGGTTCAGTACCATTGTCGAACTGTTCCTTACGAAAGGGTGCAGTCTGACGGACATAAGGGCGTGAGTCATTGATGGCATAGAAGAATGGGAGTCCACCAATGGCTACGTCATAAGACATATCGGTGTTCTGCCAGATTGCTGTAGATGAAACTACACCAACGTCAACTGCGATAGAGCGTTCGGCTCTACCGTCCGTGATGTCCCGACCCGCCATAGCGTACCTCCAAGGTATTTACTTAAGTGATATAATTAATGTATGAAAGTTTGCACAAACTGCAGTGAACTTAAACCGCTATCTGAGTACCATAAAAACAGCAAACGTTCAGGTCAAGTGAAAGAAGATGCTCAGTGTAAAGAATGTACATCTAGTCGAAGAAAACAGTACAGACTAAATAATAAAGAAAAGATACGCGCTGAGAATAAACGTCGTAATCCTGGGTGGGATATAGATAGATATAATCAACAGTTGGAACTTCAGAAAAATTGTTGTGCCATCTGTAAGACAAATGACCCAGGACTATCTGACTGGTGTTGTGACCATTGCCACGATAGCGATAGACCTAGAGGATTGCTCTGCGTTAGATGCAACGCTGGACTGGGGTACTTCAGAGATAACCCTGATTACCTTCAGTCAGCAATTGACTATCTGAATAAATGGCAGGAAGCGACCAGCCACGTTACTCCTTAGATAGAAAGATTAAATTAGATAACTAGTGTTGCTGCTTCGGCTTCGGTAAGTGGTGTTCCTGCTACCAACTTAGCCTTAGCTGATGTCTTAAGTGCAGCAAGTGCTTCTGCTGCTGCATCTTCTTCAGCCTTGCGTGCTGTTGCTGCTTGAGCGTCTGCTTCCATCTGTGCAATTTCAGCATCAGTAAGTTCGATGATGCTTTCAACGCCAGTCGAGCAATCAATCTCAATACGAGTTGGACGTGTCATTGTGGTTCTCCCTAGTAGTTTATTGAATAGTGCCATTAACTTGATTTAATTCCATATAGGTAGGCGGTTGAGTATTGATAAAAAATTGCGCTTGTAGTATTTGAACTTAAAGTTATTGAAGTTATTGCTGCGGTAGCCGTAAGTAAGCCTGCAAATAATTTTGAATAAGCGGTTGTTGCGTTGTTTTCTTCTACTCCATCACTTGAAAATGATTTAGCAGTTGAACCTGTATAATTTGGAATATAAATTTCGGCGTTGCCAAATGTGTTAGCAGTTCTTGAAGCATTTTGATTTACTGAATAACCAAAAACACCTTGCGATGTTGAACTATCTGTTGCGCTTTGAGCAAGTGCCCCAGTTCCTTGTAATCTAATTGCAGTATAACCCGTTGTGCTTGAATTGAATTTAAGAAATGCCTGATTATCATCGCCATCTCTAATACTTAATTTTAACAATAAATCTGTATAAGTTTGAGGAATACTAGAAAACGTGATACTAGAAACCCCACCAGAGCCAACTGTGCTAGACGATATAAGTTCATATGTGTTTGCCATTATGCCGCCGCGATTCCGTAAAGGGTCATTGTTGTGCCAACTGCAAAATTTGCACTTGCATCATTACCAACTTGAATTGTAGTAATCGCAGCAGTTGAACGCCACAAGCCTACAATTGCTTCTGCTGCATCAGCAGGGGCATCGCCTCGCGTAATGACTGTTTTATATGTTGTTGAATTTGCGTAGTTCATAATGTTGGCTCTGTTCATTGTTCTATTTCCTGAACGCCAAGTAGCCTGTCGGTCTATTCGTAGAAATGTCACATTTGATTCTCTTTGACTTTGTGCAGCAGTTCCAGTTCCATAAACATTTGTTGAAGAATAATTGGAACCAGTATCACCATTCAAACGAATCCAGGCATCAAAACCAGTTGAATCAGCTCCACCATTGACAATCAAAATGAGGTCTGTGTAAGTGCTAGGAATGGAAGAGAAAGTGTAAGAAGTTGCAACACTTGTAAAAGTAGTCGTTGCAATCGGCGTGTAAGTTGAACCTGCTGCCATTGTCTGTTACCCCTTAATTCCGTATAGTGCAAATTTACTATTTGTTGCAAAATTTGAACCTAATGTTTTTCCATATCCGCCAGTTGCCGAATGAATTGTAACTGTATTTACGGCATTGGTTGATTTCCAAAGACCAGATGTTAAATAAACAAACTGTTGGGCAACAGCATTTGTATCTATGCCAGACAAGGTTCTAGTAACTTTATATTTATTTGTGTTTTGATAATCTAAAATATCTATAATAAAACTTCCTGGAGTTGTTGAAGCCGTAGAATCTTGAGAGTATAAAAGTCTAATATTTGAATATGAACCTTGCGCTGCTACGTCATCAGAGCCCGCAACGCTTCCATTTCCATATAAGGTATGAGCATAATAGTTTGCTGCACTATCAGAGTTAAGTCTGAGTACTGCAGAAAAATCTGTAGCGGTAGGAATAAAAGTTCCTCTAATTTGCAAATGTTTGTATGTGCTAGGAATTGATGAAAATGTAGCACTTGAAGCATTGGAACCTAAAGTTACAGTAGCAATAGATTCAAATGAACTTGATGCCGCTGCAGTAAGCGAGCCAATTAATCCGCCAAGAATACCCGACATTAAGTTAACCCATTTCCGCTGATAATCCAAGTAGTAGATGCAATTTTAACTGCAGTAGCCATACCAAATGCAGCAAGTGTACGAGAACCTGTAGTTCCTGGTCCTGCTAGATACATAGTGTCAGTTGTAATTGCAATAGTTACTGTTGCACCAGAGCCAGCAATGAATGTAACTGTTGTTCCAACTGGTAGTGCTAAGTTGGCATTTGAATCAATGGTGATTGTACGAGTTGCAGTTGAGTAGATGTGCTTACCAGCATCTGCAGCAGCAACTGTAGCCGCGCCTGTTGTTGTAGCATTTTGAGGCAAGCCCATATAGCCAGCACCAACTGTAGCGGTAGATGTTGTACCAGCAGCAACTGTTGGAATAGTTACTGTACCTGTAAACGTAGGTGAGGCTAGTGGAGCCTTAGTTGAATCACTTGGAACTGCAGTAGCGTTAGTTAAATTAATTGCAGAAGGAGTACCAAGGTTAGGTGTTACCAGCGTAGGGCTGGTAGCAAAGACCAATGAACCTGAGCCAGTCTCGTCAGAGATAACACCAGCAAGTTCTGCAGATGTAGTGGCAGAAAGTGTGGATAACTTATCTGTTGTTACTACCAAAGTCTTAGTTGATGGAATGGTTGTTCCATTAATAGATGTAGCAGTGGCTACGCCAAGTACAGGGGTAACAAGTGTTGGGCTTGTATCTACTACAAATTTAGTACCAGTACCTGTTTGAGAGGCTATAGAGGTTGCGGAACCAACAGATGTGATAGGACCAGTAAGGTTGCTAGGTGCAAGACTTACACTATTAACATAAGCAGTAGTGGCAATTTTTGTACTATTGTCAGAAGATGATGGAGTAGGAGCAGTAGGAATTCCAGTTAGAGCAGGAGAAGCAAGAGGTGCCTTAGTCGCTAACGCTGTAGTAATTGTTGTTGAGTAACTTGCATCATTAGCAAGAGCAGCAGCCAACTCATTAAGAGTATCAAGTGCTCCTGGAGCACCACCGATAAGGTCAGTTAATTCTGTTTGAACATACGCTGTTGTAGCAATTTGAGTTGTATTGGTGTTTGCTGCAGCGGTTGGTGCTGTAGGGGTTCCAGTAAGTGCTGGGCTAGCCAAAGGTGCATATGTACTAGATGCTGTGGCTGTAGCCAATTTAGAATCTAGTTGAGTCTGAATTGCTGAAGTTACGCCATCTACATACCCAATCTCAGTTGATGAGACGGTTGATGAGATACCAAGTTTTGTCCAGTCAATTGCTGCTGCTGTATTAATCTTAGCATTAGTAATTGTATCGTTAGCAATATCAGTTGCAGTGATTGCACCAGTAAGGGCTAACTTAGTCTTAGCAATAGCAGCAGATGCGTTAATGTCAGCATCTACAATAGTGTCGCTGGCAATCATTGTGCCAGTAACTGTGCCTGTATCGCTAGTCTTAATCAAAGTTGCGCTAGTTGGGATAGTTGTACCATTGATGCTTGTGGCTGTTGCTACTCCAAGGACTGGGGTTACAAGAGTAGGGCTAGTCGATAGGACTGTTGCACCTGAACCAGTTGATGTTGTTACACCAGTTCCGCCATTGGCTACTGGAAGAGTTCCAGTCACACCAGTTGTTAGTGGCAAACCAGTTACGTTTGTCATTACACCAGATGCTGGAGTGCCGAGTGCTGGGGTTGTAAGTGTTGGGCTAGTTAAAGTTTTGTTGGTCAAGGTCTGAGTGTTGGTTGTACCGACTACAGCGCCTGTTGCACCGTGCCCTGTTGTTGCTTCAATATGAGTGTTGGCTTCGCGGTAGTCTCTACCGATTGCCATATGTCGCACTACTGCGCCAGCAGAGTGAGCCTGTCCTGTTGAACCGTCAATGGCACGGGTGATGGTTAGTGTGTTAGTACTAACCGCCGTGACATCTACAATTTCTTCAAGCGCTGTATCTGGGTCGATGACAACTGTAAAGGTTTCTCCTGCGGAGATGGTTACACCACCAAGGAGTGCTGTACCTGATACGACAGTAGCAGATGTACCAGATGAGGATAGTGCGCCAGTCAGCGTTGTCTGCTGAGAGCGAGATGAATATTTTCTAGTTGTCATTGCTGGTCCTTATCGGCGGGAGTAGTGAATACGGGGAGGATAGTTCTGCTGTTGTGCCTTGGTCTCTTCGTTAAGGCGCTGTGTGTAAAGAGCATAGAGTTGCTTGGTCGCACTCTGTGATGCACCGTATGGGCGCTTAGAGTCAGTCTCATCCGCCTGTGGGCTGACCTGTGCTGCACGTGCTGGGTCAAGGAATGAGAGCAGACGATAGGCTGTACCAAGAATCACTACGTCCCGCGTTGATTCTGGTAGACCTGTTACTGTTGTGTAAACTTGTGAATTACTTGTGAAAGGTTCTGGGTCAGTAGCGTAGACAACCTTGACTGTACGACCAGAGACAGGTGCTTCGCCTAGAGTAATTGTCTGAACCTGGTCAGTGCCAGATGTATAGCCAAATGCCTCAGGGTTTGCTGATGGGTCTAAATCCCACTTACGAATTGGAACCCACTCTTTGGTTGGTCCAATGCTTTGCCACGAAACTGTCAAGATATTCTTGATGTTCAAGTTAGCGAAAGCGTAGGTAGATACCGCAGCGTTGAAAGTAAATGTTGTTGACTTTACCGCAAAGATGTTTGCTCCAAGGGAGCGGATAGTGTCATTGATTGCACGCTTGACGCTGAAGCGTGGGAAGGTAGGAGAGATAGTTACCTTTGCATCAGCAGTGTGAGTTGCTGCAGTTGTACCAAGGTAGCCACGACCATAGGGAGATACTGTCGCTGTGTTAGCAACACGGTCAAATGAATCTACCCAGAGCAACTCTTCATCAATCTCAAGGATACCCTTGCCTACTGAGTCAGTTGACCCAAGGCTGAGAACAAGTGGCGATGCACTTGTTGATGTAGTCGTAGTTACTGCAGATGTAATGTAAGTGCTACGGTCCTGCTGGAATGTATATCCTGCAAGATTGACAAGCACTTCATCAATCATATTAGTTAGAGTAGTAGTCATTAGGCGTTGATGCTCCTTAACGCAGCAGGGGCTCCGAGCCCAGTTGTTCCAGCAAGTTCATTACAGATTCCGTCAATGTCCTTGAACTTGTCACGCGTACGTGAAGCAGATGCCTTGATGTTCAAAGCGCCCACAGTTGCAAGACCAGTGGTACTAGCCCAAGCATTAGCAGCACCTTGTTCGTCAAGATATTTAGTAATATCAGTAATGCCTGCCAGCCTATTAAGTTCTGCTGTAAGGCTGCTACCTGCTTTGCCTAGTGCCATTGTTAACCTTCCTTAGCGTTTTGGTACAATTAAATTTGATTTCTTTTTCTCTTCTTTAACGCCACCAAAGAATGCATTGTAGTAGTGTTCGTCAAAAGAGAATCTCTTTATGTGTGGAGCAGTCGCTCCTGTGTGTGCATAGACTGGTACATCTGCTTTATCACATAGTGCGAAGAAGTAAATGTCTTCACCTAGGAAATTCTTGCCGTGCCCAATATCTGAAAACAATGGAGCATCTGGCATAACCTTGCGAATACTATCTACCACACTACGGTGCATTAGAACGAATCCCATTCCCGCTGCGCCAATCTTAATTAATTGATTGACTGGCATTGGGTGAATGCGAGTAACTCCTACTGTCTCATCACTTGCGATAAAGTTAAACAGGGTTGGTAGTGGTGTCATAAGAGGTTCTTCTGGTTGGTCTGTAGTGAAGTAAACACCACTGACAATCGGACGCTCTTTGGCATCCTTGCTTTCCCAGAGAAGGTTAAACGTATCTGGACTTACTACTACATCTGAGTCAACCCAGAATAGCCAGTCAGACTTGTTGTTCTCATACCAGTAATTGATTACCTTGTCGCGTTGACGGGCAATCTGATTTCCTGCACTTCGGAGTGTTGTTGTAAACTCTACTCCAGATTTAAGCATAACGTCAGTGACGCCCTGCATAAATTTACCATCAACCATTCCATTATCGCACCAGGCGATTGATACTGTCTCTTGCATTGTCCCCTGCTTTCTTACTTTGCTGCTCTTGGTTTTGCTACGTTTGCCTTTGCAACCTTTGGCTTTGCCGCTGGCTTGTGAATAGGTGCAACGCTCTTGTGGTCCTTAGACATCTTGCGTGTTGACTTTCCTGTGATTATTACTTTTGGCATTTTCTCTCCGTTACTTTTTCTTGGCTCTTGTGTTGTCTACTAGATTTGGATAAGGTCTTCCAGCCTTCTTGGCCATAGCCTTAGCCTTTGTCTTCTGTGCTGGCGTAAGTGGTGTTGATTTCTTATTAGGGTTCTTCTTATCCCAGAATGCTTTCTTCATTACCACTTTACCTTATCTGCCCAGTATGCTGCGCTCATCTTACCCTTTGAGATATTCTTGGCGTGACGCGCTTTGAATGATTTGTTTCTAGCGGAGCCATCAGGTGAACCCTTTACGCCCTGCTGACCAAAACGAATTGTCTTAACCTTTTCTCCTTCTTTAGCCACAACAACATGTGACTTCTTAGGATGGTTAGGCGTAGCCTTTGGCTTGTTGAAGCCAGAGACACCTGCTCGCTTGAGTCTTGGGTCAATCATTTCTTCTTTGCTTTCCCAGCCTGACTGAGAGCAATAGCAATTGCTTGTTTCTTGTTCTTAACAATCTTTGCTTTCTTAGGACCCTTTGGGTCTACTCCAGCGTGAAGAGTTCCACGCTTGAATTCACCCATAACTTTGGCAATCTTTTTATCTGGCTTCTTCATCCTGTAGTCCTAAACTTCATTAGTTCAGCATCTGATGGTTGATGTCCGTATTTCTTCTCGAACACCTTGCGCTCTGCCTCAAGACGCTTCATGCCCATTTCCATTGACTTGGATTGAGCAGTGCGTGCTTGTGTTCCCATTGGGGATACGCGTGACTTAGGTGCTGGCATTTACTTCTTCTTGCCCATCTTCTTAACGACAGCCTTCTTCATAGACTTCTTGCCGTACTCCATCATCATTTCTTTCTTGCCTTCAGTCTTTTCGTGCTTCTTCATAGACTTCTTAGATGTGTACTTCTCGCCTTTAACTGACATTATATTGCTCCTAGTTCTTTGAGTACTTCGGTTGATTTCTTATTTATATCTTTTGTCTTTGGCATTGTCTCGGAGTTATACGCCTTACCCAATGTTGCTGACGCTTCATATGCTGCCTCAACGTGGGCACGTGTTGTGCCTGCTGGTTGAATTCCTTGGCTTCTTGCATCTCGGTAAGCTTGCAATTCAGAAGTCCATTTCTTATCAGAGATGTCTCTAGTTGCATCACCAGATCGGAGTTCAAGAGTTCCTATCTTGCAACCAAAGCATCCTTCAACATACTCTGGATGTGCTTGTATTTGATGTAGATTCATTTGTCCCTTACTGTGCTGTGAAGTTTGCCTCTGTCACTCCGACTCCACCAGCAATTAACTCAGCTTTAGCTGTGTCACCTACTGTGTATTCGTAACCGCCACGATAAACAATATCGTAGCTAGCAAGGTCAGAGTCTACTGCATACTGAATAGTTGAGTAGGTAGCACCAGACTTAAC